GCAATAAGGGCCAAACGGCCCTATCATTATCTGTATTATCTCGGCACTTCCGGCCACTCGATATCAGGCGCTTGCAGGACGTCAACACGACTCAATAGCACTCTGTACTTTTTCCACTCCAACAGAGCGGCTTCTTCATCTTCCGTAGCAATTTCTAAGTCAACAGAGTCTTGCAATGGAGACAGTGTTTCATTTGCTTGTTGTAGCAGTGCTGCTTGTTTCTGCCTTGCTTCATTGATTTGATGAGCTTTGAGAAGACCTTGATCAACTACCCAATCCTTGCCATCCCACTTATCGAAATCAGTGGGGGGTTTCTTGAATGTGAGAGTTTCCGGCAATTCCCCAATTTCAGATATCTCAATCGGGTCACGAGTCAGCGTGTCGTAAGCGATTTTTCCCCGGTAATCTGGGAGTATTTCCCAACGGCTTTTATCTTCACTGCGGCGAACGGCTTCATCATCAGACTTCGGCAGCTCTGGCGCATCAGGATAAGCGCCGTCAGATAAGCTGACACCCAACATGACATATTCAATATCAGCGTTGGTAAATTCTCTTGTGATTTGATTAGCGTGATAAACTTTTATCCAGCCGGCTTGAGTCGCTAATCCGTCTTTACCTAATACGGCTGTTTCATGTTCTAAAGAGTATTTCTGTTCTGTCATTATACTGCTCTCACTATGTAATTGAATGCTATGTTGCGGGGGCGAGTTTCGTTTGCAGTACGCGCGACGCGAAATGCATCGAATCTCATTGCATATGATATTTCGTTTTGAGTAACGTAAGACATTGTTCTCACATCACCCTCAGAAAATACGCCACTCGTATTATCATGTGGTCGTGTCATCAAGCCGATGTTGTTACCACCATCCAACACTCCACTTAATTCCTGTATTGCATCTCCCTGCCACGTCCCACAGTATCTTCCCGGATCGGCACCCCGACTACCATCCCAGCCACGAATAAATTCCCCCCGTAAGTCGGGTAATTTACCGTTGGGATAAGCTTCTGCTAGATTCGGAAATAAAGATTTATCAAATTCTTGGCCTCGACACATAAGATAGTTTTTTGACGTCGGGGGGTAGTTTGACGGCCACGGAATAGGAGCGCCAACGGGATAATTATTTACAACATTAACATCATCAACTGTTGCTAATGTTCCAGATTTCATCGGAAAATTAATAGAATAAATAATATCACGATTAGCGTCTCGCTTATATACTTCAAGAGACTGCTGATAATCATTAGAAAGATTAGCTCGAATAACAAAGGCTCCACGTGACTGTTTATCGTCTGGCGGAAGAAAATGAATTTTTGGAGCAGTCCCACTAACATCAACATAACTAACATTTCCACGCGCAAAACGACTGTCAACCCAATCTTGAGAAACTGAATTTTTCTGTAACTCAGCTATTTTTGATGTCATTGCATCAATAGATTTAAGCTGAATTGTTTTGCCTTCCGGGGTTGTGATGTATACTACTCCACTTTCTGTCATCCATTTATTCAGATTAAATAGTAGTTCATCTGTATACTTTAATTGCGCCGTGACTTTTCGAGCTGCATCTGAATAAGTGTTCGGCACTGATGTTTGAATGAAATATTCAGCATTAGAAACAGAATACGGAAATTTATCGATTAAGACTAATTCAGTATCACTATTAATATTTTTAATTGCTGATAACTTAAAATCGTTACCGACTTTAATTAATATAGTCTGAGCCGGAGCAACACCGAATTTGTTATCTTTCCAGTGTGTTCCTGTTCCTATTAAAATATCTGAATTAGCAATTGAAACTGTACCTGCGTTGTATGAAGACATGTTTTAACCTTATATTAATTATGGTTCTGAGAGCTATTTTTTGAAGACCATAACTGTTACCGCGAAAGAACTCTTACTTCCATCGTTTACCTTATAATATAACTCTCCTTTCGTATTTCTCGGTAAAACACCCGACCCAGAAGAGTAGCCAGGAATAGTTCCGTCATGTATTGATGAACCCATTGATGTTGCAGCAGCTCCTGTAATTGTTTTGCCATTTAGCGAAATTATTGCATAATTTAAACTACCTTTTGAATGTCCGTAAGCTTGAATAATTGGAACTAGTACAATTCTGTCAAACGGTGCTGGTTCTATAATTACTCTGTTTTTGGGTTGTATAATGTAAACTTTTACAATATCGCCAGTGATGTTTGCAGCATCAAGAGTGCCATTGATCTTACAGTCTTTTTCAATAATGACGTTCCTCAATGTGCCTGATATCGCATTAATTTCACCACGGGCCTTAATATTAACGAATTCAGCATTTCCATTTTTATCTATTTTCCACCCAGAACTACCCGCCACATAATTATTTGATTGAATTACATTTGAAATTTTTGCATTCGTAATACTACCATTTTCAATAAACGCCTCTCTTACAAATAATTGGTTATTCTTTGCAGTCATAAATGGCACTAACTTTCCATTTACTGGATTCATAAACGTGAAGTTTTCAGCATTAAATCCAATATTTGTCGTTACTTTTCCGTTTTTAACTTCTGAACCAATAACCACACCGGCATCATATTCTTTTCCATTATACTTAATACCGGCTTTAATATTATAGATGGCTGAACCTTCTCCTTTTTGTTCAAAAACAGTTGTTGCCTTGGTTTCAATTAGAGCTTTCTGGTCTTTAAACTGCGCACTTGTCTGAGTCTTATATTCAGACAATGCTTTATCCGTGCTTGCAATAGCATTTTTATTTTCTTGAATAAGTCCTTTTGCTAAAGTGATTTTATTTGTATTATCATTAACCTCGGCTTTAACTTGATTAATATCTTTTGCCGTTGACTCATTTAATTTAGACACTGATTCTTTAATATTTAATACGCTTGAGTCAGTATTCTTAAATTGACTAGATACTTGCTGCTGATATTCAGATAATGCTTTATCCGTGTTTGCAATAGCATTTTTATTTTCTTGAATAAGTCCTTTTGCTAAAGTGATTTTATTTGTATTATCATTAACCTCGGCTTTAACTTGATTAATATCTTTTGCCGTTGATTCATTTAATTTAGACACTGATTCTTTAATATTTAATACGCTTGAATTGGTATTCTCAAACTGACTTGACACTTGCTGCTGATAACGTGCAAGTGACTGTTGATCCGATACTTGTACTTCGCGAACTTCAACAATTTCAGCTTTTCTATCTCCGTTTTCTTTCATCCAACGTTTAATATCTGCATCACGCGCGGCGGCATTTTCAAGTGCTGCCTCAGCATTTTCAAATGCTGCATCGGCATTTTTAAATGCTGCTTCGGTATTATCATCAATCTGAGATTGAAGCGCTTTCCCAGCGTCTGTTGTGAGAAACTTATCGCCCGCAGCGGCAACTATCCAGCTTGCATCAGAAGATGATTCCCCCCTTACAAACTCAGTCCACGGGCTTTGATTCCCGGACTTGTCAATTAAACGCGCACGAAAATAGAAAGCCACACCCGCAGCCAGCCCCTGCATTGTATAAGTTCGTTGAGGATACGGCACGTCAGCAAGCAGCATGAAATCATTGCCGCCATTTGTTTTGCTGTACTGAATTTCAGTATGTTGCGTGTCTGATGTGTCATTACCGAAATTCCAGTCTATTGTGATGCCAAAAACAATCGGGGTTGTACGGAAGTTAAGCGGTATAGGAGGATTACCCTCTTTACCCTTCAATATTGTTTCCTGCGCATTAGCCCAGATACTAGATATCTCTGATGCATTGATAGCACGAACGCGAACTTGGTAACGACCTGCATAGATATTATCGACTTCAAAGCCTAGGGCTGATGTTCTCTGCGCTGATACCCAGTTACCATTGTCTTTTCGCCATTCAGCCTCGTAAGCAATCGCATTTTCTACAGCATCCCAAGTTGCCCGCATCGTTGTGATGGCAAGCCCTTGTGATTTTGTAGAATAAGAACTAATAGCAATATTTTTCGGCGGCGCTTGAACACCTGGAGGAATTACAGAAATAGGGCGTTCATCAATCCGGGCACCGGTGTCAATCCGTTCATACTTATCCGGGTCGTGATAAACAGCACTAATTTCAAATGTGTTATCACCTTTATCACGTACACCTGTAACCCTGAATTGCTGAACAAAGAGATCATTAGCATCAATCGCCCAACCTGATTCAACAGCGGGCATTTCACTGTAGACTGTCGTGACAGTAACGACTTTGCCGCTAACTGCTTGTACCGTTCTTGCTTGTGATACGCCTGACGGGAGATTAATTAGCAGACGGTCGCCGGCTTTAACGTCAGCTATCCTGTCCAATGTAATATTGCGTTCCGACACAGCACTGATACGACCACCGATTACACGGCCTGCACGATTTCTATTAGCAACCCCGATGATGTGGCCGGGTAAAGGTATCTGTCCTTCTAAACCAACGCTGAACGATACTGCATCATCTTCGCTGTTTGTCAGTAATATCCATCTTCCACGCCGGTTAGCTTCACTTTGACGAGTACAACCAATTGCCGTAATTTCAGTTTGATTAATACCATAACGACGCACCAGTTTATTATCGGAAACAACTTCAACGGCATCATTATAGTGATTGTCGGGATCTGACCAACTCACCATTGCAGTTGTATATCGGGTTCTTTCACTTGCTGATGTGTATGAAAATTTTCCATTGATAACGTTCGCATGGTTAAAGATGTAATCCATATCGCGCGGCATATCAGCGAGTGCAACAAGTTGATTCTGTCCCCAATAAGTCATTCCACGGAAAATAGCGGCGAGATCATGTAATACAGTCCAAGCTTCATTGCGAGACTGAATATAGACATTGCATGTGAAGCGCGGCTCTTTGCCGTCACCACCCCGGCCATCGGGTACCAATTGATCGCAATACTGGGCAATACGATAGAGTTCTGCTTCGCTGACCAGGGTTGAGTTGATTCTGCTCCCCAGTCCGAACATATCCGATAAGATAAGGTCGTAGAAAATCCACGCGGGATTATCTGAATACGCCCACTTAAACGTACCGTCCCATATCCCTGAATACGTGCGATTAACAGGATCATAGTTAGAAGGTACGCGAATAACGCGGCCTTTCGGTTTACAGCTAATTCTGGGGATATCGGGAAATTGCTTGGAATCAAACTCAACATAAAGTAGGGCGGTATTCGGGTACCGAAGTTTTGCGTCGATAACTTCCGTGATTGCATGCACTAGCATTTTATCTGCAATTCTATTGCTGCTACTGTTCGGCGTCAGCCGCCGCACACGGATTTGCCAACCTGTGTTAGCTTTGGGTAAATCTATGCGATAAGAGCGCTCATAAAGTGTTGTTGTCTTACCGTCAACCGCGGCTTTCAAGACCTCTTTATAAGCTCCGCCATCTGTGGCAACATCTATTGCATACTCAATGCGATAACCCACTGTATCACCGTTATCTTTTTGACGCTGCAATTGCGGCCACCCAAAACGTAAACGGACAGCGGATAGCTTGGTATTAGAAACAGCACGAATCCACGGATGATCGCTTTTCAGTTCTGTATTTATCCTGATTTCATTTTCAGCTGCCGGTATTCCCTGAATATATTCTTGTGATTGAGTGCCCGGACGGAACTCCCATTTAACTCCTGCAAAGTTCAAACTTCCATCGGCATTAGATATAGGGGTATCGTTCAGATAGATATTGGTACCATCCAACCCACCAGCAAATTCACCCTCTCCCAGTGCCAAGAGTATTTTGGCTTTAGATATTGATTGGATGCTATCCGGTGATTCGACAGGAGTTCGTTGCTTACCGCCACCGCCTTTTTGACCTTTGATTACTTTTGCCATGTTTCACCAATAAAAAAACCGCAGTTATGCGGTATGAAAATTAGTAGATATAAAAAACCCAGCCAAGAGCTGGGTTAATTAGTATTGGGTTGTCACTTTTTGCTACCAGATTGACGCTTAGATGGTGACTTTGGTTTCTTTTCTTTTTTATTTGACCACCAGTCCGGTACTGGATCTGGCTCTATTTGTAACGCATCAGAGAGTGCAGAAATCAAACTATATGATTGCACACCATCGATATGTTCTGATAGAGACGGGGACACTTCTTGTCTTAACGGATCAAGAATAAAGTCGATTCCCTTTGTTCTTGCGTGTTTTGCTGCCGGAACAAAATCAGAATCACCAGCGACAAGAACGATCACTTCCACTAGTTTCTCGTATGCCAGTGTAGTGATATCCATCCCCAACTTAATATCCACAGCTTTTTGCTTGATATCATAATGGAAATCATCATTAGTTAAATCTTCCCACTTTCTTATCCCTTTTATTAGGTCAGTGAGAACATGGTCATTCAATTGCCATCTTTTATTGTCAACCAGTGTCCCCAACCTGAGAGCAGTTTTTCTGCTTTTTCTTAATTCCTCATGAAGCTTTGCCCTAAGAATATAGCTAGGATCAAGCTTAAAGTTCTTCCTTGGCGTTGTTTTATGATCTTTTTCTGATGGGAGAGGATAACGAGTTTGAATATCAAGAGGCGGGCAATCATAAAAATAAATTCGATATAGCTCTAATGGGACTCGTTTCTCATGTGAACCATGTTTTCCGTTTACATGGTACTGGACAAGGCCCCAAATTATTTTCATGAAATGAGCGGCTGTTAATTCACTGCCTTTAAAGTGTTTACGTCTTGTTGCGTTCACTCTTTGGATAAAGAATCCCGCATCAATTAGGATGGCTGTCTTTTTCATTTTTCTTCCAAAAAAAACGCCTAGAGCCGTTATGTAGATATTAACTATTGTCTACGAACGGGGCTAGGCTGGACAATCCAAATCTAATCCAGTTTACACCGTCATGTCAACTATAATTTTCAAAAATATCGTGATGCAGATCTCACCTATACCGCTCAACGTCACATGCAAATGCTTTCACTCCGCGAACAGTGAATGATTGATCACTGTTGATCTTCGGTATAAATCCCAGCGGAAATAATTGCCCCGCCGATTTCGCGCGTTCCGTACAGTACAGCAACCGGATTGCCCTGCGCTGTAGTGTTGACTGGCCCACCGAATGCATAGCTCGGCTTATTATCCGGGGATTCTCGCATTCTCAATCCTGGCATTTGTGGCGATAGCATTTGGACAACACCGCCTAGGGCCATTGATGCACCTACCATTGCGGTAGTTCCCCACATCCCCCCGGCTGTAAATGCCGCAGCTATTCCCCCGGATGCAATAGCAGCGGCAGTAATTAAAGCAACACCAAGTATTGTTTGAAATAATCCGCCTCGCTTACTACCAATAATAACCGGCAAAATATGAATATCTTCCCTGCCTTTTGTCATATCAAGTTCATCTTTACTGATATTTTTACTGCCAACAAAAATCGCAAACGTCAGCCCTTTTTTATGAGCCTCCATCATATACTTTTCAAAACCCGGCAATAAACAACGCATAGCATTAATTGCTTTTTTTGCATCTAACGCTTTATATTTAAATTCTTTACCGAAATGTTTAATTAAAGGTCCGTGCATACGGATTGTTCTCATTGGTACATCAATAAACGCCATACAGTTCACTCCACACAAAACCAACGAAAGCAGTTTTAATTCGCTTTATATGCAACTTTTTATTTTCTGAATTCGGTCATTTATTCTATAACTAAACAATCCACCTTGGTGATAAAAATTAACTTTAACTCCATCGTTCTCATCTACAACATCAACAACCTCAATCTGAGAATTGGAATACACTGTATAGCCGTTACCATAAGGTTGAATAAAAACACCTCCATATCTTGGGCTATTTTCTTGCCAGCCAAACAGGATGCATTCAGCTACATCCTTTGTTTGCTGCTTTGTGGACGCATAAACCTGATCTGGAGAACGGCTTCTCATGTCTTGAATACTTGAACAACCCGCCAAAATAAACGTACACAGAATAAGAATGTTTTTTTTCTTCATTGTCCTTTTCTCTCAGTCAAAAAAAGAATAAATCACAACAAGTCTTTATGACGCAATACCCTTACCGTTCTCTCTTTCCAATAGCCGCCGTAGGGTACACGCTGACTCAATTGTCCGTACATATGATGTAGTAGCATATTATCAGACAGAAGAATACCGGCATGGTTCGCTACTGGAGCAGAAACTTGCATGATCACCATATCACCTGGTTGTAGTGCGCCGCTGAACTCTCTGAAACCACATTCGTACCAGTTATCTAAGTAACGGTTTTCCTTGCCGTTCTCCCACCAGCAATAATCTACTCGGTAATCATTCAGTTCAATACCGTGCTCCTGTTTAAAGTAGCTCATGATGAGGCCCCAGCAGTCCGTATGACCCAATATGAACTGACGGCCAATTAAAGGCAGCTCTCCTCGCGGGTAAATAGTCCTTAAATCCCCTTCAGGACAACTGACAATATGCCAGGGTAATTCAGTGGCATCACATTGAGCCTTGTCTAATTCAGAGGGTTGGGTCGTTGCGTCCGGGTGACTGTGAACAATCGCGGTCACCGTTCCCCAGTCTTCCGCGTGAATATAGTCAACAGGATCAAGATGAAATTGCTCTTCGGGTTCTGTTGCCAAATTCCGACATGGAAAATATCTTTCTACCCGGCTTTTTTGAGCAACTACCCCGCAGCACTCTTTCGGGTATTCTGATTCAGCATGAACCATGATCGCTTTCAATGTACTGTCACGCATTGTCACCGCCTGATGAGTGCCGAGCCGGGGAAACCTCCGAACGGCAATGGCTCATCTTTACCAAATCGAGACTGACACGCTAGCAACAGACCGGAGCATTTGTCTTTACTGGGATCGTCAACAGGATTGTCGTTTTCATCAAAATACCGTGTTCCGGCGTAGTCACAGCCTTTGCCCGTTCGGTACCATCCACGAGCGCACCATTCACACAGACTATGAATCTGCCGTGTTGGGATCTTCAATCCTTGCAAATCAGCCGGACTCGCAAGCTCAAACTTTACGGCTTCGTCATCTTCTGATTCTTTCCTGTCGATATAGAAAACTTGTACTCTCTCTTGTTCAGGATCGGCTGTTGGGTTGCTATCTTTGAAATTAGTGGCGTCAAGATAATGAACAAAAGTGTCACGAATAGTCACTTTCGCCTGGACCATATCATCAAATCTCAGGCATAGCGCTGTGATTAACCCATCAATATTAGCAACAGCTAATTTGGGACGCGCGGACTGTCCGTCACTTGACATGTCTAAGCCTTCGATATTAACAGGCCACGGACCGTACTCTTTTCCCTGCCACCAGAGTGATTTTTTAGGCGGTTTATCGGTTTTTAACTCTGCCGAGGTATAGGGAATAGTTTCATTGTGAAACCTCAGAATATCAGCGCCAAATGCTGTTCCGTCTACTTCATACAACCGAATCGTATTGCCCGGTTCGAGTTTTTGCACATCAGCATTTATCATCATTATGCTCCTAAGGGTGATAAGCCTGGGTAAAGCTGGCAGACAGTGAATAATTCCCACCGCCGAGGGCTGTTGTCTTATACGCGTCGCAACGATAAAGCCCGACATCATCAAGTGATGGACTCCATTGAAATGATTTGTAACCACCGTGGCGGTCAATGAAATCAACAATCGCGCGGATATATGCCTCGTTGCCGACAAACGACAATTCCCATTTTTGGCTTTTCGGGTGAATGCCATCCCCGGCTACTTGTGCGTAGCCATCGCCGAATTGCGCTTTTCTGACTCGAAAATTCACATCAGCGGCGGCTTGAATGCGCGGTGACCACGTGAATGTCTCAAGCATTTATCTTCTCCATAGTGGGCCGCCCGGACGTAAATCTTTGTCACGGAGTTCGCGGTAGCGGTTATCGACAAAAGATGCAATCTGAGATCCAAACGCTTCCAATCCTGTCGGGGCTTGTGAAGACGTATTCCCATTGCCATCAATCTGAATAAAGACTTGCGGCGCGGCGCTGACTGCCTGTGTATTGGGACTAGACGCCCTAACACCTAATGAACCATCCGGGCCGCGTTTTAGCGGTAAAATTGCCTCCGGTCCAGCTTCACCCATCAAGCCCGTCGCGCCTTTAGCAAAAGCAAACAGTGTCGGGTTGCTGACAATTTGTCCACTATATGCGCTTAAACTTGGAGACGAATAAACGCCTCCTTTAGCGTTCAACTTTGGCGGCATTGGTACAAGTTGACCATTGGCTTTTGTAACTCCCCCACCAACGCCGGAAAATCCACCAAATAGCCCAGATACGGCATTGGTTATCATCGCCTGCATAGCAATGCGAATCAGATCTTGAATGATAGATTGAGCAAGAGAAGCGGTAAGTTCTTTCAGCGAATCAGAGAAACTCTTTGTTCCCATGAGCATCCCTGTTAGCGCATTTCCTGTTCGCTGTTCAACTGTATCCAACAGATTCATCTGCATTTTCTGAAAACTGCCCTGACTTGCATATAGCTCTTTCGCTGCGGTAAGTTGCGCCTCTTTCGATTTGTTGGTCGCTGCTGTCATCAGCATTTCATAACGCTCTTTGTTAATACGGCCATCTTCATAATAGGCCGTATAAAGAGCCTTCTGCTGTTCAAGCTGATTTTGCAATTGAATAATAGGATCGACTTCACCGGCCATATCAACATGTGGGGCAGAGGCCGCTTTAGCCTGTTCAGCTAATCTTTCTTTTGTTGCTTCTTGATTGAGAACCAACCTGGCTGTGAGGTATTCACGCTCAGTCAGTAATCTCGCATCAAAAATCGCCTTAAGCTCTTTGCTAGCCTCGGACTCTTGACGAACTGTAGCTTTAGCAGGTGCGTACTTTTCTGCTAACGCCATGCGCTCACGCTGATAATTTTCTTCATTCAATACAAGTAACTTGCTAACTTCTGACTGGGATACCCCGGCCTTTTTTGCTAATGCAAGAATTTTCTGATGAGTTTCACTCTCACTCGTACCTATCCGGGTTAGACTATCAGCATGTGCACTTTCTATTTCACGACGCAATTGTTGATATTGACTCAACACCTGCTGCCTTTTTGAGTCCCCTGCACCTGAGCCATTGCCCGTCCAAGGGCTGGCCGGTTTTTCTTCTTGTGGTTTTACTTCTTGTGGTTTTACTTCGAACTTACCACCCGCTAATACCTTTTTTCCATTCGCAATATTTTCATTTATTTTCTGCTCGGCAGTCTTAAGGTCTTCTAATTTGCTCTCTATTTGTTTCTTTTCTTTTTCTAGCCTCTTAGGATCATCATATAAAAAACCCAGTACCCCTTCACGGCGAGATTTTGAGATATTAATTCGGGTATCAGAATATCGTCCTAACTGGCTTTCTAACTGATTTTTCTCTTTTTTTATATTTTCTAAATCATCTTGCCATCCATCCATTTTTAATTCTATTTTGACTTTAGATAATTGTTGAAGCACTTCAACAGTTTCGATAGTAGCGTCTTTTAAATTGAGTATCTCTTTTCTTGACTCTACGCTCCTGTTATACAAATAAACCAGAGCTGAACCCGCCAACATTGCTGCGCCGAAAGGCCCGCCGATCAGGGATAAGGCTCCACTAGCCAACCCAGCTGAAACTGACAATGCACGAGTTGAAAATGATAATTGCCTATTTGCGGCAGCGAGTTTATTTTTTGCAGCCGCCTCATTGAGATTAGCTTCCCGAATTTGGCGACTGAGTGCGACATGTTCTTTTTGGTAACTGACATTAATACCATTTTGGCGATTAATAACAGATTGTGTAGCCAGCCAACGCGCTTGTTCCCCCGCCTGATTGCGCATGGCTCGTGCCGCATCAATAGTTTGCCTTGCAATTTCCGCTTGCTGCTTCGCAGCAGACCGAGTAGCTTTTTCTGTGCCACGCCAGGCACTGATATTCTCCCGCAATCCCGCTGTAAGTTTGGTTCCCAGTGCAGGGATCAAAGTATAGAGAGCAATATTAGCTACTGCATTAAAATTATCAGATAAGCTGTTAACTGCATCTGTTGCGGCTTTAACACCGGACCGCAGAGGCCCATCTGTACTTTGGCCTATCTTAATTGCCATTCCTTCGAATGCACTGGATAAACTGAGTAAATCGCCATTCAGGTTATTTACCCTGATCGCAGCCTGGTCATATGCCGTTCGGGTTCCCGTCAGTGCAACAGTCAACTCATCAAGTTTAGTTTTACTTTGAACCAGAATTGAAGCCGCATTGATGTTTTCCAAGCCAAATAACTTCACTGCTTCTTTTGTCGATAAATTCTTTTTTGATAAGTTCTCAAGTGCAGTAGACAACCCAACAACTGAGGGCTTCAACTTTTTATCTGTTCCCTTTTCAAGATGCAAGATTACGTTACGCAGTGCGGTGCCAGCTTCACCACCTTTAACTTCACGTTCAGCAAGTACTTGAATAGCTGCATTAAGTTCTTCAAAACTGACTTTGGCTTGAGCGGCAGCTACCCCCCCGTTTTTAATTGCTGCGGCTGTATCTGTAATTTCTGATGAGCCGTATTTCGCGCCCGCTGCAAGCACGTTAATATAGCGATCTGCTTCGGCAGCACTAACACCGAACTGATTGAGTGATAACGCCAGTGTCCTTGTTGCATCGGGCAAAGTCGTGCCGCCAGCTTGCGCCAAGATTAACGCTGAATTTGTTACCTTAATCAGCCCGTCGTTGGTTTTCATGAGTTCAGGTTTAGCGCTAGCCATCAATTTTAATGCTGTTGCGGCCTGGCTTGCGCTGTATTCCGTCGTGCGCCCCATGTGTTGCGCCGCATCATCAAATTGCTTCAATTGCGCACCTGTCGCACCGGTGATGGCAGACAGATCAGATAACGCCTGACCATATTGACGAGTTGTGCTGATAATACCGCCAAGAGAAAGACCGGTACCTCCAATTAAAGCCAGCTTCCCGGCCAATCCTGAAACGGCTTTCCCAACAGTCAAATAAGCCTGCTCCGCTTTCTTTGCATCATCTTGCACTTTTCTTGCAAAACGACCCGACTCACGGCCAGCTGAATCATACGCTTTAAACAAACTGGTTTTAAATTCTGTGCTGTTGAGTAATAACCCAACAGACAGCGTTGCTAAATTTGCCATTGCGTGAGTCCTTACAATAAAGCACGTATAACCGCTACACACTGCTCTTCTATTGAATCATCTTGCAGCGAAGCATTGGAATAAGATGGGGGAGTATTGACGGGCTTATCGTCATCGTGTTTGTTCCGAAGTTTGTAAAAAGCCTGCCAGTGGAGCAGAATGTCGGCGGGTAGTGCCGCTATTTTTCGTGGATCTGTCTCGCCGTGATGATCTGCCATACTAAAGATGAAGTTCAACAACGGCGAGTTGATTAGTTTTTTTCCGCTTCCTCTAGCGTGCCGATTGAATGCCTCTTAACTTTTGCAATTGCATCAAGCAAGGCCACGTTATCATGCGCCCTCAAAAGTTCGTCAGCTGTTGGAACCTCATCAACATGCAACTTTTTACCTGTTTCATCAACAAGGCAATCAATAATAAGCTGGATGTTAAGTAACGAGGCTTTTCGAATATCACCGTCATCACTTGCTTTTTGTACCGCCTCCTCTTGATCAAGTAGTTCAGCAGCACTTAAACGACGTAAATTGACTTTAGTTTCAAACAGTTCAACTTCAATGACTGTATTTTTTGTCTTTAGCAGTGAGGATTTTATGCTCATTGTTTATTACCTCCAGTTGTGGCTGGTTTTGGGGTAACGACACCCCAAACAAGGTTGTTTTGTTTGCCCTTGACGGTAATCTGTATCACTTCACTCGCTGGCGCTGTAATTTCGCTCATTTCCCAGCCCGACAATGCCAAGATCATTGTAGCCGTCCGTTTATTTGGCAGGGCAATATAGAATTGTACTGTTTCACGATTCTGCGCAGCATTCAGAAAGTTGGTGAAATCGACGTTTTCAGGATCATCAATGAAACCGAGTGTTTTCTCGGGGCCTTCCGGCATATCAGAAATAAACTGCTTATTAGTATCAATGAGCGTTGTGCAATCAATGAAGCTGCCTGTTAATCCTGTTGCGCCAAGCGCTTTACAGTTTATGAGTGGTTTCATTACATCAACTGTCTCACCGGGCTTGCCGAATTTTACGATTGTGCCAGCGGGAAGCATTGCGTACTCTGGCGAAGATTTATCAGCCATAATGATTACTCCAAAAATTTATTGATTTATTTGCTATAACTACTTAAAGCGTCGCGGATTTCTGCTGTAAGCGTTTTTAATACTGCTGATCTGTTATAATCAAGCGCGGGCCGGATGAACGGAGCTGCGATTTGCTTAACCGTGCCGAACTCTTGGGCTATGGCTTTCATACGATGTTTTTTGGTCGGGGCAACGGTGATCATTACTCCGTCCCGATATTTTTTAGCGCGACTGCTGCGGATTTTAATATCATCACGCATATGTGGTCCGGGGCTGTTTTTGTCATACCCAGCATGCCGTTGCATATCTTCTTTGACGACTTCCATTGCAGCTTTACCCGCTGAACGTAGAATTTTGGTCTGTAGTTCAGCGTCTAGCTCATTGAGTTTTCGCCCCAGTTCTGCCAGTCCCTTTACTTCAACCTTCATCATATAAATTCTCCGAATAGCAGATAATAAAGTCACGCGTCATGCGATATTGCACCCGACCTTTTGTCAGATCAGTTTTATCCTGATGCACAATGCCTCTTGTGACGGCCTGAACAGGATATTGCCCGATATAGCCATGAGTAATATTTTCCCATGCGTTTTTGACAGATTTGTCCAGTTCAAGTAAACGGGCATAGTCATCAATGAGATAAATCGATATCTGAAACCGAGCGTTGACTAACGAAGTGATAGCAAGACCGGTATCAAACTTCGGATCACTGATACGCTGGTATGTCACGCCCTCTTGAATATTATCGGGAAGCAACAAAGGGTAAGCGGGTAATTGGGTGATTTCCTCCAACGAAGCTTTAATGTCATATTCGATCATGCCGCGCATCCGCCTCTGCTGTGATAAGAAGTTTGTCAGGTTTGGTGCGGTCTGCTGCACGCACGGTAAACACGCGACCTTTCCATGCTATTTGCCAGTCAATATCAACATCTTTTCTCGGACGCAGAGTAAACAACAGCGTTTCAACAACCTGTTGTTGATCCAGTGTCCTGATTTTCCGGTTAGATATCGGTTCAACACCCGACCACACAGTAGCAACTAACTCGGAGGTTGTTCTTTCTGCGCCCGTTTTCGGATCACGAACGGTTGTGACACGATACAAACCGACGCGGAAACGTAGTTTGCCTGTTTCAATCATTTATCTTCTCACAATGGTATAAATCGGTAAGGTTCTAATAAGTTTTTGAATCCCGCAGGGAGGACTTTAGGCTCCCGGTTTTCATACCAGAACCCGACCGCTAGCATGATCGCTAATTTGATATCGTCAGTAATAACCAAACCCTCACTGATATCATCGGGTACCCGGTCATCAAAAAGTGGGCGGTTAATAAAATTCTCGGCGCGTTGATGGGCAGCTTTGGCATACGTTACCAGTAAGTTATCTTCTTCATCCGTATCTATGCGACATTGTGCCCGCAACTCTTCAATAGTGGGGATCATATCAACCTCTATAAAAAGGCGGCATACTGGCCGCCCGAAGATTACTTGGCGGCATCCGCCGCTTTCAGCAGTTTTACCGCGTTGCTGTCCACCAGCATTGAACCGACGCGCTTAGTGGTGTAGAACTGCACAAAGGGCTTGTTTGTGTACGGGTCACGCAACATACGAACACCGATACGGTCCAGAATGGTGTAGCAGCGTTTGAAGTTACCAAAGGCAATTGGCACAGCACCAGTCGCCAAGTCCGCAAACTGTTCATTTTCGGCAATGCCGTAACCCAACAGCGCGGAAGGCTGGCCCAACTGCAAACCCGGCTGCCAGATATAGTTACCCTGGCTGTCTTTCAGGGTGCGCACGGCGAATAACAATTTGTTGTTCATCATGAATTTAGCCCCATTGCGATACGGTTTACGCAGGGTATAAATCAGTTGCATGACTTCATCCGCAGTCACCTCGCTCGCTTTTTTTAGTAAAAGATGCTGCAAGGTACCCCACTCGCGGTCTTTGTCTGCTTTGTCATCAGAGCCAAAAGCCAGCAAACCCTTTGGTTTCTTGACGCCATCACCATTTGTAAAGGCCGCTTCTTCCTGCTCGGCAAATTCCTGAGCCAATTCACTGGTAATAAAGGCTTCAACATCAAAGAAAGCATCATCAAGCATACGTTGAGTGGCAGCCGGATTACCGTAGATTTCCCCCCAAACTGGATCGATAGTCCCTAGTTTAGCGGTTGCTGTTTCTGGGCGTTCATCAGTTTCACCCACCCAGCCGCTGGTTGTACCGCCCTTATTGACCAGTCTCTTGTATTCCGGTGTTCCAATTGGCACTACATTACATTCAGCACGCATCACGACCTCATCTTTCAATGCGCTGATGATATTGCGGTCTAACTCTTCCGGTACCGCATACCCCCCATCAGGATCGTTGGTCGTTTGCATGGCTTTTTGCTCCAGCTCGGCCAGCCCGTCTTCTTTACCTTTGCGGATAAACTGGGTGAATGCGGTCTTGTGCTCACTGGCCGCCTTGCTGTGGCCGCCTGCTGGGCGTTTCAGTGCCACCAACTCTTCTTCCAGCTCGGTTTTTAGGGCATCCAGTTCAGACAGTTTGCCATTCAACGTATCCACCTGCCCGGCCAATTTGCCTTTTTCGGCTTCAATAGCCTCGATACGCTTATCATTTTTCTCTCTGAATTCGTCAAAACGCTTTTGTAGTTCCTGCGCGACTTCTTCAACATCTTTCTTTTCAATAGCCATGATTGGACTCCGATTAAAATTTCAATGATTTCAACGCACTCAATACAGACACGTCACCATCAGCATCACGCTGAGACAATGCGCCATACCCCTCAGCCATGAATGCTTTGGCTTGGGAGCGTGAGAGTCCAACGTCGCGCAGGACTCGCTCAATACTTTTGGGTGTGGGGATCTCACCACGGGCAAATACTGATTTAACATTGCCGACACGCGCCTCATCATTAGCCGGAAAAGTGACAAGGCTGACTTCCCACAGATCGATTTCTTTTAGGAGAAATGCCTCTTTCGTTCCGTCGTATTCCCAATCTCTTAGGATGTAACCAATAGAAAGGCCGGAGAGTGATCCGGCCTTCATGTGCGCGTGAGCTCGTTTTGCCAGCGGGTCATCATCAATCAGCAACCGCCCCTTGAGATATAACCCCACCTCATCTTCTTTCATATCGGTATAGATACCGATGGGTTCGTCTATTCGATGCTGCCAGAGCAAGGCCGGTAAAGCTCCCCGGTCACGCCATTGCTTCAGGGAGTTTTCAAAGGCACCCGGTAATACAATATCATCAAAGCTGTCTTTGACGCCGAACACCGAACCGTACCCCTCAAACTCGCCGCTGTCGCTGACTGATTTCAGTTTTAACGGCACATCAAGCCGCTGTTTCGTCATCATTTAAATTGTCCTGTGGTTTGGGTTTATCGCCCGGTTTCGCTGTCATGTTCATCGGGGTTAAATAGATATCGCCCCCCTCGCGTGGGTTGCGTTCCTCCAGTTCCCGACACTCATTGGGTGACAAAATTCCCCAGTTGATCCCCGTTGCATAGGATTCAAATCGTGATTTCATGTCTCCACGCAATAATGCGCCGGCATTGAATTTGGCATAAAATCGCCCCTGCTTATCGGTTTTCACCAGTCCCACATTAATCCGCTGTTCAATGCGGGTGAGATATGGGACTAACGAATAATTGATAAACCCAATGCCTAAATTTTCTACGTTGCTGAACGTGGCGCGATCCGTGTTTTGCACCATATGCATAGGCACACGAAAAATGCGGCAAATCTCTTCAAGCTGGAATTTGCGGGTTTCAAGAAACTGAGCGTCCTCTGCTGATAAACTGATTTGATTCCACTTAAGCCCCATCTCAAGGATCATCGGCTTGTGTGAGTTCGCTAATCCCTGATGGCGCTCTTCAAAATCAGACTTAAGGCGGTGATACGCCTCATCTTTCAGGTATTGATCAGTTTGCAGTACACCAGAGGTTACTGCGCCGTTGCTGAATAAGCGTGAACCATGTTCCTCAGTCGCCATCCCCAGTCCGATTGCTTGCCGAGCATAAGCAATTGGACTGAGACCGTTTAACCCGTCAAGAGTAAAAATGCGCACATGCCAGATTTCTTCCTGTGACAATGTACTAAAACTGCCGTCCGGGAACGTCACTTGATATTCAGGTTCCCAGTTGGCATTCAGTTTTGAGGTGACGCTACCCGGATCGAGGGGCAATAGTTCGGAAACCTCGCCAAACACCTTAACTTTGTAAGCATAAAAGTTACCACGTAGGCACAAGCAGCCAATTAGCAGCTCCCAAAACTCCTGGGGTGTCATGTAACCGTTGGGTTTAACCGATAACAACGTATGCAACTTTTCTTTTACCGCCCGGGCATTCCCCCGTTCAAGTTGCTGATACAAAGAACACGGCAACATCCCCACTGATTCCGCCAGTACCCGAACGCAACTAAATACCGCAGTCAATTGCATAGCAAGCTGAGGACTGACTCGCTTGCCGGTATAAGTATCATAAGAAAGCCCAATCAATTCACTCAGTTCATATGAGGTCATTGGTTGGGCTGATTTTCGAAATAGCCCAGGAAAGAACATTAGGCCCCCTTATCCGGTTTTTCAGTTTGCTCCATCATGCGAGAAACCAGATAAGACCAGGCAAGGCAGAGTACACCCGCGACGAGATACCCCGCCGCGGGCAAAAGTAACCAGGCACCGTAAGCAAGCAGACACGCGCCCGCTATCCCCACCAACAGAGCAATCATTATCAACGTTTTCATGGAATTCCTTAGAGAGAGCGAAGGCCGCGTTTAGCTAAAACATCAGAGAGGGTTTCTTCATTATCATTCAACATAGCCCGGCCAATCGCCATGATGAGCGCCACAGCCCCATCAATTTTATTTTCAGATTGCTCTTTAATGGGGCGAACTACATCATCGTTGCCTGGCAGGTACTTACCAACAACATTACCCACACACCACGTCATGATTGGGTTTCCGTCATGATGGAAACGTCCCGCTTCAATCGCCGCCTCCAGCTCCTTCATTGGGTCCGACATGTTTGTGTAGTTTTGGATAATCGTGATCGGGTTTAATTGTTCATCAGCCAGCTGATGAGAAAGATTCGTCGCGCCGTGTGGGTCAATAGGAGATTCTTCTACCGGATTGTCTAAGTTATCGGCTTTAGCGTCCTCAAGAATAACCCGATAATCAATTTCAGCCCCCTCTGTCACGGTAAGATGACCACTATTAACCCATTTCTGGTAGCGCTCCGCAGTGCGTTGCTGGTCCGTGTCAGTGCTGTATACCGTGTCATACGGAACATAAAACTTGGGCGCAATACAGTAATAATGCCTTTTCCCGTCCATTTCGCGATAAAAAAGTTTGACCTTGGAATTCATATCCAACTTTCTCGCTAAGTCGAAAGAGAGAATGCAGGGCTGCCCCTCAAATTGTTCTAACGTCAGTGTCTTATCTTCACACTCTCGCCAGCTCACTAAATTGAAGTAGGCCGCCCTGGCGGATACCCAAATGTTCAAGTGTTTAGTTTTGAAGACGTTTGCCAGACGAGCATTATTCTTTGCCCGGTTTTGCTGACTCAGGAGAAAATCCGCATAGACAGAAACCCCCATATTGGGATTGGCTTTTTTTAGCGCATTGGGATCTGTCCAATCGTCTCCCTCATCGACGGTATAGATCACACCAAATAACTCATCATTGGGTACCGTACCGTTAAGCATCTCGATCACTTCACGCCGCTTATCATAGCATGGTCCTTCGATGTTATAACCCGCTGTTGTAATCGCCCACATCAGTGGCTGACGACGAGAACCCATTCCCGTAAGCATGGTAGTGTACAATGCATCAGTATCGTGCTCGTGGTATTCGTCAACAATGGCGCAATGTGGGCTGGCACCGTCTCCCGGATTGCCAATTAGAGGTTCAAACCGTGCGCCGTCTTCGGGACGGTTCATATTTTTGGCATTAACTTCAATACCAAACGCTTCAACCAGCATTGGTGTACGCTTGCACATTAACCTTGCTGGCCTGAAAACTTCCCACGCCTGTTTTTCTGTGGTTGCCCCGGAATACACCTCGGACCCAAATTCATCATCACATGTGAAACAAAATAACGCGACACCCGCCGAGATCGCTGATTTTCCATTCTTACGGGGAATTTCTGTATACACTTCACGAAAACGCCGCAGCTTTGTGCCTTTATGAACCCACCCGAATGCCGAACACACAATAAATAACTGCCAGGGTTCCAGCGTGATCGGCATACGTTTAAATGCCCATTCGCCTTTCGTGTGAGGGAGAAGTTGGATAAACCGGGTGGCTTTTTCCGCCAGGTCTTTGTCAAATCGGTAACGAAACTTTTTGCTTTTCTCCTGGGATAAATCGTCAATATGACGCTGACAGGCATCAATAACATATTGACAGGCTATAACTTTTCTACGGACAACATCACGAGCGTATTGATTTGCAGCGTTAACATTGGGATAAGATTTGCGGCTCATGATGTGATTATCTTAATAAAGGGATTCTCTGTTTTAGCCTTACCAGCGGCGCCAATTAATCGTTGACGGCTGCTGGGATCTAAACCCAACATTGACCCCGTGGCACTCATCTCTGATTCTTGTTCTTTCTTTGCCGTTAACTCCGGGTTTTTTATCGGTCCACCCGTCGCGCCGGTTACTGTATTACCTTGCATAGCAATATTCACAACTGCCCGCCGCCAGAACTCATACGCTACACACCAGCGTTCCAGCACGGCTAAATCCGTCAGGCAAATGATGCCTTGACCGCATAATTCTTTAACCGTGATTTCCCACATAGTGATCGCCAGATTGAGGTCATTTTCTGCAAACCAATCAGGCGGTAAGACCCCTTTCAGCGGAGTAAAAACCGGTTCATTTTTATTTAAAGTGCGCTTACCGGGATTTCCCGCTAACTCTTTTCTGGCTGTTGGCTTTGCGCGACGTCCGGATCTGCCAGCCGTTCCAGCCATAAATAAAAATCTCCAAAAATGAAATAAAAACTGAACATGCAGCGGAAAATTAACACTTAAATTGGCCTATTTATCTCCCGGATTAAATTTCATTTTTCGCGGGTATAAAAATTCGACGGAGGCGGCGGTCCCGTAAGGCGGGAGGGGTAGGGATTTGCCCCCCCTACCCATTGATATGAAACTGATTAACTAACCTTGTCCCCAGTTGCCTTTCATTTGCTGTTCTGCCCCAATGATACCTATTGCAATCAAAGCCTCACCGGCCGGATAGTCAACCAATAGCTGCCGAACTATCTTAATACATTGCTCATAGTTCTTGCGGCTCTCGTCAGGCAATTCAGCAATCAAGCCTTTAAACATGAGTAGTGTTTGCTCATCTTGTGTCATCTCATTCTCTCCGTTGCTGTCTTGCGTCTGTGACAAGGCCAACATAGTGATTGTAAGTTACTATCATCATCAGTGCCGCCGTGGGCTTTCGGGATAATGTGGTCTACCGTTGTCGCTGTGACAGCCCGCTTGCCGCGCTTGCAGTCCTGACATAAGTATTTATCTCGCTTTAATATCCGTGGGCGTATTGCATCCCACTTACTGCCATACCCGCGTTCGTGGCGGCTCTTACCTGGCTGATAATTCTCCCAGCCTGTGTTTCGATGGGCGGTACAATAGCCGCTGCGGTCTGTTGTTGTGTGTGAACAACCACGCTCGCGGCAAGCTCTGGGTATTCGTGCTGGCATATCATCACCACCTTGAGAGACGACCGCCTGGTTGACTCTCACGCATGACCCACTTATGGATCTCATCTTGAACTATTCCACGTATCACTTCACTGAGACGCTCATTGTGTTTATTTATATTTGTCGCTGTCATAGTTGCATTTTTAATAATCGCATTAGAATTTAATTGAACGAGTTCAGTAATACGTTCAAGTTGTTCTTCTGTTTTATCAAGCTCACTTCTATCTACATTAACGCAAATGCTTACTGTATATGTTTCAGCATTTAATGACTTATCTTTCATTTTCATTCCTCTGAATTTCGTCGACTCAGTTTTCACATTAAATAAAAATGCTACCAGCCTGTATGCGAAGAGTACGCGATAAGAACAGGTGGTAGCATGAGTTATCAGTATTGTCGTAATCACTATTGAAATGACTACTATTATTGACACTGAGTCTTAATGTAGTCTTGCAAGTACTTCGTTTGCTGTTCGTTCTCAACAATCATTCTTCGGAGATCGAAATAATCTTGTTGAGCTGCTGGGTTAAGTCGTGGGGGGGCTGCATGGCCCACGCTGCCGGAGGAGACGGTTTCGCCTTGATTACAAGTGGCCGCGATGCGCAACCGGCGACGACCAGCAGCAACATCATTGCGCAGAACATCAATTTCAGATTTGGCATGAGCAAGTTCCTTTGTATGCTGATTATCCAGTTCAGACAGGAGCCTTATCCGCTCCTGCTGATTAACGATTTCATTCTGCTGCTCCAGCAACTCACTCTGTAGCTTAACTGTTGTATCAAGTTGTTTGGTGTATTTACCGTAATAGTGGTAAGCCACCAGCGAGACAAGCGCTAGTGCAATAACAGTATAACTATGAGAAAACTTCATAATATTGGTTTGTTGGCAAGATACACTGCTGTTGAAAACCCGCGCGGCGTAGCGCTTCTAAAGTTAGCCCGTTCTTTGCCTGGGGGCGCTTTGTGAATCCTGTCGTCTGGTTCACCTAATCTTAAAGTCATGCAGGTTTCTGGCATTACGAATCCGTTTCCCGCCCATAAACATGTTTTCTTTGTGTAATTATCATTCTTTTCATATTCATTAAAATAATAAGGATGAAATGTATAATCAGGCTTACCAAATATGCTACTGAATACGCTCACTGGGTTTTCAAAAAACCATGGAACGTTCAGCATATTTCCAATGTTTTTGCATTGTTCTGCAACAAGTGCCGCTTTAATTTGAAATGCAGGATCTTTCTCATGCTTATCTTTGAACCACCTAGCTCCACTAACGGCCACGTCAGTGCATGGAGGAAATCCGGCAACAAAGACAGGATTTTTAGCATTTCTAATTGCCTTCCAACTTTCTTTCGAATCAATAACATTAGCTACTTTTGTTACTGTTCCACCAGCTGTGTGATTTTCTGTCGATGACTTATTGTGCTGCGGGTCTATTAATAATGCACTGTAACCATAGTTTAGCCACGGCTCTGCAAATATCCCAGTGATATCACACAGACATATTATTGTTCCTTTTGTCATCTGCTGTATTCCTTACAAAAGCGAAAAAGCTTTATCAATGACCGCATTGCTATAAGGCTGACTACCATTTTCCATGACAATAATGGACTTAATCAGCTTTGTCATAAATTCTTTATTAAATACATCAACAACCTGATCACAAGTCACTTCCGTGTCTTTACATACATGGCTAATATAGGCATCAGTATTATTTTCATTTGGTGGTGCCCATCGCTTGATAATGCCGCTGACAGTATTAATACCGTACTTGCTGTTATAGTTTCTAATAACCTTCACCATTGGCCGAATACCATATTCAGGGCTGACAAACTGGCAGAAAGATTTATCGGTACGTTGTGATTCCGGTACCAAACCTTTCCAGTCATCACCCCAACGAATGTTGCCAGGGTTATTATTTCGAATGCCTCTAGTCATTCTTTTATTCCTGCTTTGTTATTCAAGGTCCCGCGCATCAATTGACCGAAAAAATCCGTTCCCAGATATCCAACAATGACGCTGCCAATATGAGCCAGATCCGTACTCATGCCGAGGAAATTCAATACATCACGAATAAACCAGGCAATAATCGCGCACATGATCGCATCAATGACTGTTTTCCAGAATTCGCTACCGTTATAACGACCTCTGAGATACGCCATTGCACCAGCCAATGCGGCACCTACACCTTGTTCTTTGACTGATAATAGCCACAGCCATATTTGCATTAAAATATCAGGTTGCTTGTCCATTATTTTCATAGTCCACCCCACCGAAGTGTGATCGGAGCTTTCTCGCGTTGTATAAGTAAAAAGGCTACGCATTGCGTAGCCTGTGAACGTATGTGATGAGATAAACGAAAAAATCCGCTAAACATGTGGGTTTTAGCTGAATAAGCCAGGTGACATAGCTATCACTCTTATCACACTAGCGAATAAAATTCGTAACGAAAAGTATTTTAATTAATTATTTTATAGGTCCATTCATCCATTTCTAATTTTGCGTCTGACATAATTAAACAAGCATCTATAAATGTTTCAGCAATCATTAGTTTCTGACGTATTTTCCCTTCTGAACATTTTTCTTTTCTGGCTATCGCTGACTTTGATAGACCATCTTTATAATGTTTCTCTATTAATTCATACTCATCATCCCGCCCAACTTTTTTTAGCTTACCTACGACCGCATCAATAATCATCCCATCGCTATCGCAACAGGAAAGCCGATTTTTAGATGATGCAGGCAGCAATCCCTTAAAACCGGCTGCAATCGGGGAATAATCTACCCCACTATTTTCACTCGCCGCCCATCCACCCCAACGTTCTAGAACTTGTTGAATATCACGCATTTGATTCTCCAGTGGCTATTTTTTGTGGGCATTTGCTTGGTTGTTTCGTGTAAATAAAAATCTTCTTCCATCTAACCCGGTTAATTTTCTTTATTGACGGCTCTCTTAATTCGTGCCTTGATATTTCGTTCAATCTGGATAAGCTTTTCAATGTTCTGTCGCCTCTGCTTTTCCTCTTCGCGTAACCACTTAATATCACTTATGAGTTTGGTTTCTTTTTTTGCTATTGATAGTAAATAATCGAATGGATCTAAAACTTGATTGCATTTTTTACATCTTATTTGGCGTTCTGCTTCGTTAACATAAATTCCAGAATGAAAACAAAAAGTAGCTCTTTCATAAATAAATGCTATTTTCTCTTTTAAGTCTTCTCCTTCTTTAATGGGGAATACGATAACGTTTTCGAGAGCATCTTTAATATCAGTTTTATCTCTCATACTTATTTACTCCACTAAACTCAATTACACTATCGCGCCAATGCCTAATGACCGGTCTAAAAACCGAAATAACAGCACAATCTGACTACCATGTTTTTGTTCCCATATTTTAGGGTCCCGATGTAATTCGTTATGGCACTCCCGACACAGTGGGATAGTGAATAAGTCATGAGCTTTTGTACCAATGCCATATTGTCCATGACCGATAATATGGTGAGGATCGTCTGCCGGACGTTTGCAGCACACGCAAGGCTGGGACTTTACCCAGCGTAACCATTTCACGTTCTGCCAGCGCTGTAATTTAGGTTTGAGCATAAAGCTGGCTGGTGGTTCTTCATCAATGCTTGTTGTCAAAACAGCTTTAACTTGTGGCATTATTCCACCCACTTCTTAAAAGACAGTTCACGTACTTCATCACCGTTAACAAGTACGTCATTGAAATCACCGTGATCAGGCCAACGAATACTGACCGTTTCTACATCGTTTTTGGCAATGAGATTGCCCCTGGCACACTCAAACGCGGCCGCGTGCCCGGTCGCTGAATGCAGATCCATATCAGCGAAAATAATTAAGTGTTTAACCCCTTTCGGTACCCGGAACTTCCCCATAAATCCGGCATTCATCACCGACCAGGTGTTGCAACCGTATATCTGTTTGCAGGACAGTGCTGTTTCTATGCCCTCTGAGATCCCCAACGTCGATGAAACTGGAAACAGGCGAATAGCAACAGAGCCTGTGTGCTTTAAATAATCATCAGACTGGAGGGAATAGATCTGCTTGGCGATATCCATATTGGCTTTTTTGTCACCCTCTAATAATGTCCTGTGCAAGTAACAAAGTGCGCCTTTATCGTCCGTCGCCAGAGAATACATGGCCTGAAAAGCTTTCATTCCCACGGGCTGATGATTGCAATACCTGATTTGCTCGACGGGTAAACAGTTAATCCCCCGGTTGCGTAAATAGCTTTCGGCTGACGTTCCGCGCAGGCTCGCCAGTGTGGAATACTTCCTAATCACCTTATCACGAAATGATGACCGGCCATCTTTATTGGCAGAAGATTGAGCGCTTTCAGGCTGACGGATATACGTATTGCCAATAATTTCATCAACTTCTTTTGCCTGCGCTTTAAAATCCTTCTTCTGAGTCAGTGCAAGTAATTTCCAACCGTCACCAATGTTGCAGACACAAATGAATGTTCCCCGACCATCTTTATCGTCACAGCGGTATTTTCCCTTCTGACTACATATTGGACATTTGCCTTTGTAGTGTCTCTTTCCGGTGATAGGAGGCAGGCCATAATACTCAAAGACTTTCGACCAATTCCCGATAACTGCATCCGTTGTTTTCATTCGCTGCCTCCCTGCGTGGCTGAACTGAGTTGTTTTTTCTCCTGGCTCTTCGCATAAGCAATCAATTTCCATTTAATGAAATTGTTCACTTCCGGGGTGATCTCTACTGGGTGATCATTTAAGCCGTTCGGCCACTCGCTGAATTTGTCTCTAAAGGTATGCTTACACCAGTTATCAGAGATAGGCTTCCCTTGGTTGGCCCGCTGGCGTTGGTAATATTTAATCTGTGACCACCAGCTTTGTTTTTCTTTCTTACTGTAAATACGGTCCTTGCCGTTGAGTTTTTTCAGCCCGCGAGAACGATCCACTTCCACATCTTCACCACTTAAGGGCTTAAATCCGCATTTCGGGCAAACATAAACACCTACCGGCTTCATAAAGTGGCAACTGGGGCATTCCTTCGGGAGTTTTTCAGCTTTGTCGCTGTCAGTACCGCGAGAAGCCTCTTTCATACCGTCACTTTTAGATGGCAATTTGTCATACTCGATATCATCTGGATAACCGAGTCGGTGAACTGAACCACTATGATCGAATACCAAGCAAGCTTCTTTACCGGGGGCTGTACGCAATCCCCTGCCGATTGTTTGTAACCAGCGGATCTCGGATTTAGTGGGTCTGGCGTAAATGATGCAACGGACATCACTATCGAACCCTGCAACTAATACACCCACGTTAACGATGATTTTTGTTGCTCCTAGCTCAAAACGATGAATGATTAACTGCCGTTCCTCGTGAGGGGTGTTCGCTGTCATTACCTCGGCATTGACCCCTGCTTGATTAAATTCGATGGTGACAAAATTGGCGTGTGCAACGTTGACACAAAAGCAGATAGTTGGTAGATCTTGCCCATGTTCAAGCCAGTTACGGGCAACATCTCCCACCAGCGTTGTATTACCCATAATTTCTGCGACTTGTGACTCGCTATAGTCTTTACCGTACTCACTATTAGAGGTCGTCTTGACTCCGGTTAAATCGGGCTGAGTTGGTGCGTAAAACTCGTATTTACTAAGATCACCGCGTGCTATCAGCTCTTTGATTGTTGTTGGCTTAATCAAACACTGGTAATAGTTCCCCAGAAACGATGCAAATGGCGTTCCAGATAACCCGATTACTTTTACATTTGTGTCATTGGTTAAATAATTAATCACTTCAAGCAACTTCTTACGACGCAAATGAGCTTCATCAATGATGAGCAGATCAATATTGTCTGGAAAATCACGACGAATCAGTGTGTCAGCCGAAGCGATCTGTATCATGCGAATGGGGTCGTAATTCGGGTGGTCACGCCAGATAAACCCAATTTCATCTTCTGGTAGCCCGTACTCAATAAACCGGTTAGCTGTCTGGGTGATCAGGGTGGTATATGGCGCGGTGAACAGAATACGCATCCCACGTGAGACAAAACCGTCAACGATGAATGCCGCCAGTCCGGTTTTGCCTGAGCCAGTAGGACTGTATACCATGAATGATGCGTACTGCTTCCAGTTTCGGCGCAGCATGTTCAATGCACGCTCTTGAGCAAAATTCGGTGTGATTGTTAGCATGTTTTACCTCCCGATTCCTTTAAGGTTGATTCAGTGACATAATCGCCCTCAGGTACCCAATGCTTTGTTGTGCCTATTGCAAGAGCTGGCTTGGTTTCGCTTCCCCAAGTTCCACTAGCCGGTCTCTTGCTCCTCTTTAAATATTTTCCGATCTTCATCAATACCTCTTGTTAACTTGTTTACACAGCTAGGGAACACGGACTTGCCGATATTAATGCGACCATCTAGACGTCTAGACGCACTTTGGCTTAATCTCTCAATAGCGATCTTCTATAAGATCTGTGTTGTATTTCCTTGGCAGTGCCTTCCCTAACACCCCTTTCAAAGATCACCCCCCTTACCCCCCTAGAAAGTTTTCCCCTCTTCCCAAATTCATATGGATGGTTAGACGTCTAAAAGGCTTTTCAAACTTCTTTCACTGACTGAGGCTTTTCTGTATAACCCTGGCTCGCCTTGGCATACTTCGTCACAAATTCGCGTAGCCTGATGTTTGCATGGCGCCGTGCTGCATTGTCTTTACGATACGAAATTTGTTCTTCATCCCATGCCGCTTGATAAACCTCAGCATATTTGACTGAGATTTTCCCGCGAGTAGCCGGATCAAGCCTTAGTAACATCTCCTGTATCCATTTCTGGTCAGACGGATAAAAATACAAAGGCATTGATACCTTTACCTGTTCAGAGAACATAATTGACACTGTTGCGATACAACTTCTCGTTATATTCAAGTTTTCCGTTCGTTAGTCTCTCAAGCTTGAGAGCAGCCCTTTCCGGGATAATTTCTTTCCACTGTCCAACAGCTTGATCACTTATCAACATAGCCTTAGCTACATTTCTCTTAGAACCGAAATATGAAATTACACTTGATTTCAACATTGATTTGCCTTACTAACTAAATTAAAATTTAGTTTAATAAACTTGAAATTAAATTCAAGTATAATTGATAAAATCAAGTTACACTAGAGGTATGTATGCAATCAATAGATAAAGCGACTATTGGAGAAAGAATACAATCGCGCAGAAGGGAGCTTAGTTTAACCCAAGTTAAAGTAGCCGAAGAGATAGGTGTGTCAATGGCTGCGATATCACTGTGGGAAAAAAACAAAACAAACTTAAGTAGTGAGAATCTCCAAAAGCTAGCGCAAGTCCTTCAATGTAGCGTATCTTGGCTTCTTAATGGAGAGGATTCTTTTGATAATCAAGTCACTACTTACACTGGAGGTAACTGTAGCAGTCACAGAATACTTAAAATATTTGATCTGCTTCCTGATAAAGAAAAAGCAAAAATTGTTGAATTTGCTGAAGAGTTACTCTCAAAACATGCTAAAGCACTAGAGAATGAATTAAATAAAGTTAAAAAAAATATTAACAATATATAAAACAATTAGTTATGAGTTAAAGTGCAAAAACTTAAAAAATAATTGATTTTTGCACTTGAAATTCAAGTAAACTTGATCAATAGTGTTATAGAACTGGTTGATACTATGATGCGAGGATGTAAAAAATGACTGATTCTCACCTGGAAAAAGCCCGTACTATTGTTGGCACGTTGGAGTTGTTGCAAGAGTTTTCTGTTCAACAACAAGAACCTGTCAAGCGCTCACTTGTAGATATGGTTATTTTAGAAAAGATAACTGAATTAAATTCAGTTCTGATGACTCTTGGTAACGATCGACATATAAAAAAAATTGAAGACACTATTCTGTAAGTCCATTTTATCAAAATAAATAATGGGTAGTGATAAGACTACACAGCTAAAAAATTATCAATATAAATTTAAATCGATTATGAGGTGAAAGATGAAACTTATAATGAGGGATGGAAGTCAATGGCATGTATCAAAGTATAAAAAAATTTAACTAATTATTAATGGCTCTGGTGTCGATTGGCGTCACCACCAGAGCCTGAACAACATAACTGAGGTGCAATTACTATGTTCAATACAAATACTAACATAAAGACTTTTATTTTTGCAGTCAAAAAACACGCAGATACTGAACAGTTCATTGTTAAAGTTAAATATGTGGCTGAAAGTTATCAGCAAGCCAAAGATGCGTTATCCGAAATGCTTTCAGGGTACTTCATTATATGGATGGGGCAAATAAATAATGAGGTGCATCATGTTTAAAATAATCATCACAACTACAAATTATCGGACAGGGCGGGTAACAACAGAAACTTTCCGCAACAGATACAAAACATATCGAAGAGCTGAAAAAGCTGCTCAGGGGATACGCCGGGTTTGTATGCCAGATAGCAAAACTATTATTGAAACAGTTGACGCTGAGGTCGTAGAGGTGAAACGTACTTAATATAACGCTATCTTCTTTATTTAGTTAAGAGTGAAAATCAGAATTAATTATAGCGAGTGTTTAAATATGAATATCAGCAAATCAATAATAAATTTTTCTAAACGTCGTAATATCGATATAGAAATTTTAGAATTGGATGGCGTGAATCAAGTTTGGTTCAGTCAAATAGATAAAAATGGGGAGGTATACAGTGAGCCTCTTTTCACAATGTTCAATAATCAAAATGATTTGACGTGGAAAGGGAATATCTATTTACCAATAGAAATAAAAGAAGAACTACCTGCAACAATTTCATCAGAAAGGAAATTAAAAGAAGTAATTAAGTTTTTAGAAAAAGAATTGGCCCATGTTTGTATATAATAATTATTGCGCCACACCGGGAAAATGACAGGGAATCATTGGCAGGGAAGCCAATTATTAAATTAGGTATATGAGGGTTAAAAATGAAATCAAAAATGAAATTTGCAATTGAGTGCAAAGCTGAACAAGCTCGTTATTTATCAGAAGCTAAAATATATCGTCGCGGTTCTGAAATGCGAAAGATGTATGTTTCTCTCGCGTGGAGAAATAGAAATAACGCGCGGCAATGGATTGATTTTTAATTAACTGGCAAGGATGCTTTCTAAATTAATAAAGGGGTACACATCATGACAATAGCAGAACTAATTGAACTATTAAAAGAACGTTTCGAGGACTGGGAGAGTCGCGAACTAGAAATTCCTGACGAATTTAACGGCGGATGGCTAGCAGTTGAACCCGAAAATGTTGTTATCGAATCTGATAATAGATTTATTCGATTAGACTGTTGGGTAAACTATCGAGACGAATTAGAGGATTAAACAATGATGAAAATACAAGATACTTACAGTTTTGAAATATGGTGTGAAGACGTAAGAATTATGCCATCCGAAATAGAAAGAATCTCAGTTGAAGTATCTGGCGTAAACGAAGAAAGCTTGCAAAGTATGATTAACGAATTTTATTGCGAGGATATACTAAAAATAATTGGCGAGAAAGATATTGTTAATTATTTAGAAGAAAATGGTTACTCCGTGATTAAAAGAGAGGAAGAATAATATGGCTGCACACGTACATGCTGAAAATATGGCGTTATATGCACAAGATGCATTGAAAACTGATGAACCGTGGAAACTGTGGGAATATCATGATGACAATATGGGGTTGTGGAAAAATGTAATCACTCATCCATCTTGGGATTATAGAAGTACTTATCGCAGAAAGCCTGAAATGATAACAGTCGGCAAAGTGAGTTTTCCGAAGCCTGTCGATTATGAGCTAAAAAACGGTGATGAATATTATATAATGACAACTTTATATGGTACTGGTGTAGATTCATGTATATGGCAATCCGATAATATTGATTATAACTATTTAAATTCACGTCGTATTTATTTAACAGAAGAAGCAGTTCATCAACTTCGTGACGCTCTGATTAAAATAAGTAGAGGTGAGTTTTAAATATAGACTCTAATTAACTCAATAACTTATTGGACTTTAATTACAGTTTAATGGCTGAGGATCATCTCAGCCTAAGCAAAGGGGTATCTATGAGTAATCAAACATTAATTGAACGATACAGAAATCGCTTAATAGCTGCAAAACTCGATGCAATGACAGAGAAAACCAGTAGCCATTGTATTGCTGTTAGTCTTCACGATGGCTCTATGTGTACTGTTGAATTGTCAGAAGAGATATTAAGAAAAGCTTTGCATGTGTTTTTCGAAGTGCCTGCTTATAACGAATATACACGATGTAAAGCGGATAATTATATTTTAAATAGTTACAGTGATTGTTTATCAAAACATGGTGATAGATTAACGGGTGAAGGAAATGATTTTATGTGTGTTCTTATTAAATTAATTGCAGAAAGAGCTATTCACAGTGGATTTTCACCAGAATACATATTTCAGTAAGTAGAGGTTCAACAATGGATATCACTTATTTTAATTTCTCACAAAGAGCTATTCAAAGTAAGCGTGAAGAAAAATATGAGACAGCCGCCATTTTTTGGAATAAAGTCGCTGAACATGCAAAACATTCAAATAATCGTAAATGGGCTGAATATCGTTCCGAGCTGAATTTAAAGCGTCATTCATTACATGAGCGTTATGAGCAATGGCGGGCAGATAACAAACAACGTCGCAAAAAAGAGGAAGAAACGAAGCTACTAGCAAACGCATTAAAGACCCATATTGATAAAGAAAAGGAGAGTACCAACATGAAAGATGCTCAACAGTTAATACAGAAAGCTAAAGAGCTTGAAGAGCGTGGAGCATTCAGGCGAGCGAGTGAAGTTTATAGTGAAGCTATTGATTGGTCACTGACTGATAAAGAGAGAGAGCGTTGCACTATTGATGCTAAACGTTGTGCAAGAAAAGCTCGGCTACCACATCACAGTGAGAGATAGTAATGAAGAATTTCATCACCTATTGTTTTGTAATATTTACTATGTCTGTAATTGTTGGTGGTGTTATTTCTTTCTTTAGTTACATTGAATTTTTGAATAAAGCGTTACAGTGAAAGAGGTGATTTATGGCTGCACGGTTAGAAATTATTATCTCGTTTGATGAAGACTTAAATAAATGTCACGTGGAGTGGACTATGGGAGAAAGTCTGAATATAGCAAGCGAAGAAAAGCAAGTCATTGCTCAGTTAAAAAATAAATTGTTATGCTTAATGGATAATGAATTAATTAGCAGTAGTCGGCATTATCTTCATTAAAAATATGAAATTTAATTATTTTCGTTAATTAGAGTAAAAGCGTCTAACATATTTGCTCTAATTACTTAACAAAGAAAAAAGGTAATTATCATGACTAAAAATACAGAGTCTTTAATATCCGCATGTCACGAATTAGCAAGAACAGCAAGTTGTGACGATTATTTAATTTTGAATGAGATTGCTGATAAGCTGGAATTTCTTCGTAAAGAACGCGATAGCTATAAAGAAATGTTTTTTGATTCTTGCAAGGGTCTTGCTGCTATAGCTAATGCGGCGGGTATTAAAGCGGAAGATGATACAGGCTCGCCAAATCAAATAATTGCTGAAATCAGGAAAATTAAAGCTAATGCAATTCAGGAATATGCAGACAGATTACTCGACGGAGATAAATAAATGAGCGAAAAAATAATTATGTACGACTCAGAAGAAGCTGCGAGCATTAAAATAGTCACGGGGTGGGTTGCTAGCGACGGTAGTTTTTGGGGCGATGATGAGGACATGGCACGTTATTCGGGTTCCACTCATCGCAAATGCAAAAATAATCCTGAACACCCAATTGTTCGCAGAAACGATTATTGTAGCATCTGTCGTGAGGAAAAAAATAACGAGGAATTTAACGCGATGGAGCGCAAAGAATGGGACAGGGAAACACCGATCGCCATTTTTAATACCGATCAATATTTTTGGGATGAATATGATTTATTAGAATATTGCAATGAAAACAATATAAGTCCGAAAGAATTAAGGCTTGTTATTTGTGAGCCAAATTATCCGGCTGAAATAGACGGCGAGGATTATTTTTGTGATGACTTGCCGCCAGACGGAGAATTGCCATCAGAACTACAGGGGGCATTTGAAATATTAAATATAGCAATTAGAAATTGTGGGCCGCTGTCGTGGTCGCAGGGAAATATTTCAGCAATTATAGGTGACGAAGTAAATAATGAAAAACGATAAATACAAATGTGCAAAATGCAGATGTAAGCATATTCATTATGACCACGAACGCATTTATATACAAGACCCAGATAATTCGTGGGTGAACATTAGCATATGTCCAAAATGTGGACATGATGCGTTCTATATTATTGAGAAAAAAGAGATGAATGATTATGGAAATTAAAGAAATATTAGAGCGATTCAAGAAAGACACTAAAGACCACAGCATTAAAATATTACATAATGATAGCTTATATCGTCATTTACGATTCAGTAAAAATAACAGTAGTGCATATTATTTCGATATAGTGACGTGGCCGGGATATCTGTGCATATCAGGTGATATGGGTTGTTTTACATTCTCTCGTGTTACAGATATGTTCCGTTTTTTCAGAGATTCAAGCGGTGAATTATCTATAAACCCGGATTATTGGGCAGAAAAGCTACAAACCGGCGTTGGATATAACAAAGAAATATATAAAGAATGGTCATCTGAGAAATTCAAAGATGTTGTTAGTGAAGCTCTTAATAATTTCATTGACGATAACGATGATATTTCTGATGATGCTCTCGAAGAAATAAAAGAATCAATCGAAGAGATCATTTCATGCTCGCATAATGAATATGATGCAGTATCAGCAATTAGAGATTATGATGATGAGCCTGATATTTTCTTAGATTTTTGGGAAAATGATTTCATGGAATATAAATTCCATTACATCTGGTGTTTATATGCAATCGTTTGGGGTATCAGTAAGTTTGATGAATATATAGAGAGGGTTGATGATGAATCATGACGAAATGAATCTATTGAGAAAAAAGTTAACAATTGCAGAAAATAATCTCATCGATAGTCAATGTCATATTTCAGAGTTAGAAAAGAAACTAGCTGAATATGAATCTATAATAAAAGCATTCTGTGATGATGATGAAAATTGGCACAAGCTGACTGATAGAAAAAATGAAATCATATCTATATTAGTTAGTAAATTGGCATCACCACCAGCAAAGGAAAGTAGATGACTGATAATAATCATGATGTTTCCTCTCTTGTTCAAATTATTGAATCGGTCTGGAGTAATCCTACTGAGATCACTACTGCAATTTGGCGAGCTGGATATCGTAAACCAGAACGTTCAGAGGAAGAAATAATATTGCTCATAATTGATGTTATGAACGGCGTGCCTGATTGGGTGCCCCATAATGAAAGACCAAAAGATTTAAACGATATTTTCAGGACTGAGTTGGATAACATCATTTTTGATGTCACATGGGAGGGAAAAGCAACGCCAACAACAGTGGCAAGGGTGATTCTGGATAACGGTTATAGGAGAAGTGAATAG